GTGAAAGATATGGCTGGTTTGACACACCACTAGCTACCAAAGACACAGACCATCCTGTTATGATGAAGATAAAAAACATCGTAGAAGGTATGGGCATAGGTCTATTTTTTGACGGACTAGCTTATGGTCTTAAGAAAGGCAGTCAGCCAGTGCTTGAGCAGATAGCTGCAAGAAATAAAAGTGTAAAAGATCAAACAGTAGAAGCTGGTATAGCACAGCTACGAGAAGGCGAAGTACAGTTTAGAGCAGATAAAAATGCTCCTGTAGCAGAGCCACACCAAGGGGCACATACATCACAGGTTGAACCAGAAGTAGCTCGTCAACAGTTATCACGTACACGTAACGAGTGGGGTTCTGAAGAAGGATCTACAGGCTCTGTAACTACACCAGTAGAACGTGAGCGTATAGCACTCAAAGGTGGTACAGATGATAAAACTGTTGAACGTATATACAAAGGACTTGTTAGCAGTGAAAAGTTTGCAAAAGACTTGGCAGCTGCAAAAGGCGACAGGCGAGCTCTAGCAGCTACATTTAGAGAAGCTGTAGAAGGACATCAGCGTATAACACAAGGTAGAAATGCTGTTGATATGTCACCAGCAGAGTATCTCAAAGAGTTGTATGAAACTAACGATGTTATTGATGGTGTCGAAGTATGGACATCGAAAAACGTTGTTATTGCTGACCTAGTGTCTGGTACACTGTTAAGACAGTTACGAGATACAGGTATAGCTGGTAGAGAGATAATGGATATAGTCAATCTCAATGATATAGATGGCCCAGCTAAACAGATAGTTGACACAATGCTTACAGCTTTGTATGAAACTAAGAAAGCTAGATTTGTAAAGTCAGACTCATTTAGAGCGTTAGGTGCTGGTAAGGCACGTAAAAGAGCTATAGATGATGCGATGACACAGGAGATGGCTGACACAAGAGAGTCAATACTTTCTGTATTGAAGATCTCAAAAGATGGTGACGATGAGTTACTACAGGCTGTGTTCGAGGCTTTCTCTATGATGAAAGATGTCAACTCACTTGATGACTTTGACAAGTGGGCTCGTACTATTATAAAAGGTGGTAAGCTAACAGAAGGTGGGGTAGACCGTACAGGTGCTATGATACGTGAGCTAGAAGGTGTCATGAGTCATAGTATACTATCTGGCCCTAAAACACCAGTCCGAGCAATCATGGGTACATCTGCTGCAACATTCTTAAGACCTCTATCTACAGCATTAGGTGCTGCTATACGTTACCCGTTTAACGGTGACACAGCTACACTTAGATCTAGTCTTGCGTCTATAAACGCTATGGTAGAAGCTGTACCTGAGTCGTTTGAATTATTTAGAACTAAGCTAAACTCATACTGGAAGGGCGACATATCAAGTATTAAGACTCGTTATGTAGACTTTACCAGAGGTGATGAGAACTGGGAGATTTTACGTCGTTGGGCAGAAGATAGTGGTAGAGCTACACCCGGAGAAACAGCAGCGTTTCGTGTAGCTAATATGGCACGTCAAATGAACAACAGTAACTTGCTAACATACTCTACTAAGATTATGGCTGCAACTGACGATGCGTTTGGTTTTATACTTGGACGTGCAAAAATGCGTGAAAAGGCTATGCGTAGAGTCTTGGAACTACAGGACAATGGCATATCTACACCAAAGATAACTCGTAAACTGATGAAAGCTTACGAAGATGATTTTTACTCACAGCTATATGATTCTGCTGGTAACATCACAGATGAAGCTTTATCATTTGCACGTAAAGAAGTTACACTTACACAGGAGCTTACAGGCTTTGCAAAAGGTCTAAACGATGTATTTACAGCTACACCATTAGCCAAACCATTCTTTTTGTTTGCTAGAACTGGTGTCAACGGTCTTGCACTCACAGGTAAGTATACACCCGGTTTTAACTTTTTAGTCAAAGAGTTTAATGATATTGCTTTTGCTAATCCTAAAGATCTAGGCAGTGTACGTCAGTATGGTATTACCACGGCTGAAGAGCTGGCTAACGCACAGGCATTACAAACAGGCCGACTCGCAATAGGTTCAGCTGTTACATTTATGGCAGCTATGGCATGGATGCGTGGTGATCTTAACGGTAATGGCCCAGTTGACAGACAGAAGAGACAGATGTGGCTAGATGGTAAGTGGGAGCCAAGAACTATAAAGCTAGGTGCTGTACGTGTTGGTTATGATAACTTTGAACCATTTAACCTTATTATGTCTACAATCGCTGACGTAGGTGACGCAAGTGAACTTATGGGTGAAGAGTGGACAGAAGGAGAACTACAAAAAATATCATTAGTTATAGCTCAGGCTATTACAAGTAAGTCTTACCTAGCTGGTATACAGTCATTTGTAGACTTATTTGGTGGTAGACCCGGCCAGTTCAATAGAATCATAGCAGGCTTAGGTAACAACGTTGTACCTTTAGCAGGTTTACGTAACGAACTTGGTCAACTATTTACACCTTACATGCGTGAGTTAGGATCTGGTATTGACCAGTCTATACGTAACCGTAACTTATTAACAGAAAAGCTAACAGCACTTACTCCTGTACAAGAACTGCCTATCAAGTATGATTTACTTAATGGTAAACCACTTAAATCATGGGACTTCTTAACTAGAATGTACAATGCAGTTAGTCCTGTATCTTTGAACTTAGACCAAAGTCCCGGTAGAAACATGTTGTTTGACAGTGGGTATGATCTAAGACTGTCGACATATTATGCACCAGATAGCACTAATCTTACTGACTCACCTTATCTTAGATCTGCGTTTCAGAAAGCTATCGGAGATCAAAACTTAGAACTAGAACTAGACAAGCTAGCAAAAGACAAAAGAATATTAGCATCTATTGAACAGATGTATGCTGATATTCGTGCAGGCAAGCGTGCACAGTATAATGCTAGAGACTACTATCATAATATTATTATAGATAGATTGTTTAGAAGAGCTCGTAGAATTGCATGGGCAAAAGTTCGTAACATACCAGAAGCTCAAAAGTTAATTGAAGAGCAGAAAAAGAAACAAATAGCCCAAAGACAGAAGAGAAGAAACACAGCAAACATCCTCAACATACCTAAATAAATGGCAACAACATTCGTAGACTACACTGGGGATGGAAATGCAACCAAAGCGTTTTCTTTCCCTTCTATACAAGAGTCAGATGTAAAAGTACAAGTAGACGGTGTTTTAAAAACAACAAGCACACACTACAATATAACAGGCTACACTACTACAGGTGGTGGTAATGTAGTATTTACATCAGGCAATATACCAGCTAGCCCTGCAAAGATACGTATTTTCCGTGATACAAGCGTAGATGTTGCAAAGGCTACGTATACGGCAGGGTCATCAGTCAAGGCAGGCGACCTTAATGCTAACCACGAGCAGTTACTATTTGCTGCACAAGAAGAGCAAAATCTAGGTAACGTATCAACATCTGCGTCTGGACTTATGTCTATAGCAGATAAGACAAAACTTGACGGTATAGAAACAGCAGCAACAGCTGACCAAACAGCATCAGAGATTAGAACATTAGTAGAAAGTGCAAGTGACAGTAATGTATTTACTGACGCTGACCACAGTAAACTTGATGGTATAGAAGCTGGTGCAACAGCAGATCAAAGTAACGCAGAAATTAAAACTGCTTATGAAGCTAACTCTGACACTAATGCTTTTACAGATGCAGAAAAAACCAAACTAGCAGGCATAACAGCTGGTGCTGGTGCTACAACCTTTGTAGGTTTAGGTGACACACCAACTAACTTTACAGGTGCAGCTGGTAAAACACTAAAGGTAAACTCATCTGGTAATGCTGTTGAGTTTGTTACAGTTACAACACCAGCTGGTAACTTTGCTGGTCTTACAGATACACCTTCTAGTCTAACAGGACAGGGTGGTAAAACAGTCAAAGTAAACTCAGGTGGTACAGCTCTAGAGTTTGAAACTGTTAGCTCTGAAGTTGTATCTGATACTACACCACAGCTTGGTGGTAACTTAGATGTACAGACAAACGAGATTACTACAAGCACAACTAACGGTAATATTAAAGTAACACCTAACGGTACAGGTGTTGTAGAAATCAAAGGCGCAGGCGGTGCAGATGGTACACTGCAACTTAACTGTTCAGCAAACAGTCATGGTGTCAAAATTAAGTCACCACCTCATAGTGCTGCACAAAGTTATACACTGACATTACCATCTAACATAGTAAACGGTCAGTTTCTAAAAACAGATGCTAATGGTAATCTAAGCTGGGCAGCCGCAGGCGGAAATCAAAATATATCAATCAACACATTGTCTAGCTCTAGTGGCTCAGGCGGTGGTAGTGCAACCTTTAATGGTTCTGCTACAAGATTTACACTATCAAACCCCGGTACAAATGCTCAAGCACATCTTGTTAGCATCAATGGAGTCATTCAGAAACCTAATAGTGGAACCAGTCCAAGCGAAGGATTTGCTATTGATGGTAACGATATTATATTTGCCAGTGCCCCTGCTAGCGGTGCTGACTTCTTTATTCTCACCCTCGGACTCGCAATAAGTGTTGCAACTCCAGCTGACGATTCAGTCACATCTGCCAAGATTGTAGATGGTACTATCGTAAATGGTGATATAGCTGATGATACTATTACAGAAGCTAAACTAGATATACATGCAGCACCCTCTGGCACAGACAAAGTACTTGGGTATACATCCAATGGTATGGAGTGGGTCGAGTCAGCAGCTGGAGCTACAGGTGGTGGCACAGATAAAATATTCTGGGAAAACGGTCAAACAGTAACAACCAACTACACAATTACAAACGGCTACAACGCAATGTCAGCTGGCCCTGTAACGATCAATAATGGTGTTGCTGTAACAATCGGTACTGGAGAAAACTGGACAATCGTATAAATTATGCCTATAACATTAAACGGGTCTGGCACAGTATCCGGTATATCTGCTGGTGGTTTACCAGATGGAATAATACAAAGTGCCGATTTAGCAACAGGAGTTGGAGGTAAAATTCTTCAAGTTTTACAAACAATTAAGACTGATGTTTTTTCTACAACTAGCACAAGTTATGTATCAGTTACAGGTTTGACTCAAGCAATTACAGCAGCTTCTACAAGTAATAAAATTTTAATAAACGTTACTTTGTATGGTGGTTGTAGTGGAGCTAACAATGTTGCTGGATTTAAATTAGCAAAAGATAGCACAGCTATGGATGGTAATACAATTGGTGCAGCGTCAGGTAATAATGCACAATCAGGTACATTTAGATTTAGAACTGAAGCAGAAACTCAGGCAGAAGAAACCAGTTTTATGTTCTTAGATACACCAGCAGATACTAATTCTCATACTTATGGGCTTTTAATGAAAGTTTTTGGTAGTACTACTGGCAGATTAGGTACTACAGGAACTAATGGTAACTATGACCAACATATGAGGTGTCCCTGCTCAATTACTCTCATGGAGGTAGCAGCATGAGTCAATTAAAACTAACCGCAGACAGCGGTGGAGGTACAGTTGCTATCAAAGGCCCAGCCAGTACAACTGGTAACGCAGCTATTGAGTTGACTGTACCCGGAACTGGTAGTGGCACATTAGCCGTCGGAGATACAGGTAAGATACTACAAGTTGTATCGACAACTAAAACTGATACAGCCTCTTTTGCATCTGCTAATACAAGTAATTTTACTGATATATCAGGACTATCAGTTTCCATTACTCCTTCTTCTACATCGAGTAAAATTTTAGTAGTAGCTACTGTTGCTGCTGCTGTAGGAACTGGCAGTTTGCACGTTAGATTGGCAAGAGGTTCTACAGGTATAGCTGTAGGTGATTCTTCTAGTAACAGACAATCAAGTACAATGTCTCGTAGAACACAGTCGTCAATATATAATTTGGAGATTACTCCTATGTCCTTTAACTTCTTAGACTCACCTAACACTACTTCAGCAACAACTTATAAAGTACAAGCAACAGCAGGCTCAACTTATGATACTACTGTTTATGTAAACCGTTCGTCTGGTGATAATGACTATAGCTATGGGGCAAGAGTGGCAAGTACAATAACAGTAATGGAGGTAGCAGCATAATGGCAACTTTAAACGCAACAAATTTAAAACATGCTTCCTCTGGTTCTAACAATATTGTTTTAGCTGCTGACGGAAGTACAACTATATCCAACCTATCAGGTGGTGTTGGTAAAATTTTACAAGTAAAACAAACTTTTAAAAATGATACTGCAAGTACAAGCTCAGGCAGTTTTGCAGATATATCAGGTTTTACAGTTAGTATTACACCATCTGCAACAAGTAGCAAAATTTTATATACAGGTAGTTTATATTTGGGTTTTACAGGTGCAGAGGGAAATTTTAGGCTAACGAGAACAGTTAGTGGAACTGCGACTGAAGTAGGTAATGCAAGTGTTGTAGATGATGATGCAGATGGTGCTTTCGCTATTGGTGGAGGTTCTCAATATACTGTAGCTACTTTTTCATTTTTAGATTCACCAAATACAACAAGTGCAATTACATATGGTATTAAATGGCATATGCACTCTGGAACTATGTATCTTAATAGAACTTGGGATAATGGTTGGTTTCATGGAGCATCATCTATCACAGCTATGGAGGTAGCAGCATAATGGCACTAACACAAATAACAGGTGGAGACGGAATCAAAGATGGTTCTATCAAAGAAGCCGATCTTAATATAGACAATACTCCTACGAATGATTATGTACTAACTGCAAAATCTAGTGCTGCTGGTGGTCTTACATGGGCTGAAGCTAGTGCTGGTGCAACAGGTGGTGGGTCGGACAAAATCTTTTGGGAGAATGGGACAACAGTAACTACTAGCTATACGATTACTAATAATATGAACGCTGGTACGTTTGGCCCTATAACAGTAAACTCAGGAGCTACAGTAACTGTAGGTTCTGGCGAGACATGGACAATTATTTAACATGCCTATAGTATTAAATGGAACAACTGGACAAATAACAGGCTCAAGTTTATCAGGCATATCTACAGGTAAAATTCTTCAAGTAGTACAAGCAACCAAAACAGACAATCAAAGTTTTACTTCTTCTAGCAGTGGTGATGATAGATATGATATAACTGGTTTAAGTGTTTCTATAACTCCAGCATCTGCATCAAATAAAATTTTAGTTACTTACAATGTTAACGTTGGTGGCCCAAATGGTGGCTACCGAGCTTTTATTCAGTTAATGAGAGGATCTACAGACATCTATCGAGGTGCTGATTCAAACTCTCGAACAAGATGTAGTAATTTTATATACACTCGAAATGACTCAGTTGGTCATATAGCTGCATATATGGCTACTGGTACACATTTAGATTCTCCTAATACAACAAGTGCAACAACATATAAGCTGCAAATTACTACACATAATAGTGGTGGAAATGTTTATTACGTAAACACAGCTGCTTCTAACAATAGTAATTCATCAGGTCAAAATCCTATTAGTCAAATAACTGTAATGGAGGTAGCAGCATGACCGTAAAATTAGTAGGCTCTACCTCTGGGTCAGTATCCTTACAGGCTCCAGCATCAACAACAGGTGGTGCACATAGAATCTTAACTTTGCCAGATGTAAATGGCACAGTAGCTACAACAACTACTGCTGGTAAAATCTTGCAAGTTGTTCAAACAGTTAAGACAAATAGAACAACTATCCAATCACAAACTTTAACTGATATTACAGGCATGAGTGTCAGTATCACTCCGAGTTCCGCTTCTAATAAAGTTTTGGTTAATTACTCTGTAATGGTTTTTTCTAACGCTATGTATTATGCTATGCGTTTAGTCAGAGATAGTGATAGTACAATTTTTATTGGAGACCAAAACCCAAGTGCTACAAGTCAGCTTAGAGCTTCTTTCGGAAGTTATGATTCAAGTTATGTAATTGCAGATACAATAGCTCAAAGTTTTTTAGATTCTCCAAATACAACATCTGCAACAACTTATAAATTACAAGCATACTCTCCATATTCTTCTAGTTATATTATTGGTATTAATAGTGGAGTTGCACTAGATAACTACAGTTACATGACAAACGGTGTTTCAACGATAACCGTTATGGAAGTAGCAGCTTAACAACAATTATTTTTTACAACAATGGCATTAGATCACGAAGCAATCTACTCTGCATATGCAGGCACAGTAGTATCAATAGACGACTCCGCTGGAGCGTTTGACAAAGACGGTAAATCAGTTACACTTGATGCTGTCAAAGTAGCAGCAGCTCGCACAGAATTAGACAAGGCAGCCGCAGCAATTAAATACAAGTCTGACAGAGCAGCAGCTTACGCCTCTGTAGGCGATCAACTAGACATGCAGTATTGGGACGCAGTAAACGGAACTACTACATGGAAAGATCACGTTGCAAAGGTAAAGGCAGATTACCCAAAACCATAGGAGGGTAGATAATGTCACGAATAATCGTAGACTCAATACGTAACTCGTCAGCTAGTTCTGACGGGATTACGCTTAGTTCAGATGGTAAGGTAGCATTTCCAAATACAAGTACAGGTAAAGTTCTTCAAGCTGTTCAAGTAGTAAAAACCAGTAAACAATCCGTACAATCTCAAACTATGGTAGATATTACAGGTTTTGAATTAACTATAACTCCTAGTGCAGCATCAAGTAAGATTCTTCTTATTACTACAATAACAGCTTGTTGTCACTCTTCTGGGGGTTTTAATCTATGGAGACAGATTGGTAGTAACTCTTATGCTCAGTTGACTACTTATATAGGTGATGCTGATGGAAGCAGAGAAAGATATACTATGCAAATGGGTCAGACGCAGACAGCAAATGTTGCCGAACGATCTATGACAATTTTAGATTCTCCGAATACAACAAGTGCAGTTAAGTACAAGTGGCAAACTGGAACTCCATACAATAGTAATTATGTAATAGTTATTAATTCAACAGCAGACGATAGCAACAGTAGTTACTATTCAAGAACCATATCAACAATGACAGCACAGGAGATAGCAGCATAGAACTGCCTACCATCAAACTGCCAGATGCAGTACAACTGCAAACCCCCTCTTTACCTCTCCCTACAGCAGATGTTCCCTCATATCAACCTTTGGTCGTACCTCCGAGCGATTTACGAAGACCCGAAGGTACAAAGGAGGTGCAAACAACAGACAACCCCCCACCAAAAATACACTTTCCGCCCTTACCTAGTATCACTTTACCATCGCAAGAAGTCTTGATTGCTGCATCGGTTACTGCTGTAACTGCTGTAGCAGCTGCGACTGTTACACAACCTGTAATCAATGCGTTGAAAGATAGAATACAAAAGTTCTTACAAGGCAAGATAAACAAATGGAAACAAAACCGCCAG